TGACAAATTCCAATTTATCGAACAGAATAGATCGAACCCCGACAGATTTTGAATCTGTCGGGGTTAATTATTTGTTTACCGCGGATCAAATAATGTCAGTTAATTTGCAATGTCTCCGCTAAGGACAACACCCATTCGTCTGTCGGGGTGTTTTTCATGTGCTTTATCTTTCAATTACTTTTTCGCAAGGTTCCGTTTGATTGATTCTGTAATTTTTTGGCACGATCCAACCGGGATAAACCTCTCCATTGGGATACATAACCACGCTATCCGCCTTATTTTCACGTTGCTTGCCTTCCGACGGAAACGGTTTCATCTGACATACGATGCCACACGATTGTCTGACTGTCACGTATATGTCATCTATAACGAAGTTTTGATTACATCCTTCTACATACGGGTTATGATTGATTCCTTCAAATAGATATTTGTTATTTTAATGTTCAGGCACTTCCCATATATTCCCGCACATTGGTTATTAACCATAGTCATTGACTCCTAATTCTCATTTGGGTTATGATTCTCCCGCCTTGAAGTTGTAGATGGGTTGGACATGGCTTTCCACCTCCACGCATTCGGGGAGATAAGGCAGGATCCGATCGAGGGATTTGTAGGCCATCGGACATTCGTCCAGGGTCTCCTTGGTGGCGGTCGTGGTATAGATCCCTGCTTCGCTCATGAGGGTGCGGTATACCTCTACATCATAGGCGTGCTTGGCATCGGTACGGCTACAAGCCCGCCCCGCTCCGTGGGGAGCTGAAAAATTCCAATCGGGATTTCCCAAGCCACGCCCAATGAGTGCGCCGTCACGCATATTCAGAGGAATAACCACACGCTCGCCCAGGCGTGCCGAGATGGCTCCCTTTCGCAGGATGCGGTATTCGTCAATATAGTTGTGGGTACAAGAAAACCGCTCAACGGGAGTCAACCCTACTCCTGCACAGATAGCCGCGGCTATGGCACACCGATTTTCTTCGGCAAATCGGACGGCTATGGCCATGTCGTGCAGGTATTCCTCATAGAGCTTTCCTTCACAGACTGCGGTTTCCCATTTTACGGGTAGCTTGGATCGACCGTCGCGTCGGGTGGTTTTGGTGGCCGTGGCGGGGCGAGCGGTATGTGCTTCATCGCCGTAGGCATCGAAGCCGAAGCGTGAGAGATCAAAGCGGTCAGTCTCCCGGTCCAGGCTGTCTTGATGATTGATTCGGACGGCACGACGGGCTTTCTTGCAGTGGTATTTGTAGGCTTCGTCCCGATAATGGTTGGCGATAGCCGCCCCCAAGCTACGGGAACCCGAGTGGATCACCAGGTAGAGGGTGCCGTCGGGGGCGCGGTCAACCTCGATAAAGTGGTTTCCGCCGCCCAGCGTACCCAGACTATGACGAATACGATCTGCATCTATGAAAGACGAGCAGTGCAGGTCCTCCAAGGGAAATGCCGAGGCTTGGGGGAGCGGTTCGGCGTATATATGCTTTCCCGATGGGATGTTGGCATGGATGAAATCATCCAGTGCAGGCAAATCCAGGGATTCATCCGCCAGCTTGACCACCTCCATGCCGCAGCCAATATCGACCCCTACAAGAGAGGGGGATACACGCCCATGTAGGGTCATGGTCATACCGATCACACAGCCTCGGCCTGCGTGAGTATCGGGCATGACACGAATTTTGGAATCAGCATAGGCGGGATCGCGGGCTGTGGCGGCAATTTGCTGTTTGGTTTGCTTGTCAAGGTGATCGGTAAAGACCTTGACGGTGTTGGTTTTGGTTTGAATTTCGATCATTCAGTCTCCTTACTGTTGTTATAAACGGATTGTGGGTGGGTGTGTGAGTTTGAAATTTGATACAGATCGCAGACATGATGATCACTCCTTTCGGTTTTCGTTACTATTGTACGATTATTGTACGCTATTATGGGTATTTTGTCAAGCAACCAAAGGTTGAGGGTTTCGCGTTAACGTGTTGAAATTGAAACCTTCCCCGCAGATACGAGGGAGCTTTATGCATTAGATTTTCTTATTCTTTGGTTTCGGTTTCGTTTTTGGGGGAGCCAAGGTCAAAATTTGTTCCTTAACCTGTGATTGACCCATGTTCTCCAAAAACAGGAAAAACAGAGCAAAGCCCATGATGATTCCGCCTGACATGGGATCGGTAAAGCTATGGTAAATCGCCGAGAACATCATGAAAACAAAGAGCATGATTGCGTACGGGCTGCTGTATACGATACAGGTTACCTTTGATCCTTCTCCGTGAGGCTTGACCTTGAGATCGAACCAGACCTTCATGCTCTGGAGATCTCCTCCTTTTTTGTGGGAGCCGTCCTCGTAGTAGCCTCGGGAGCCGTTCTCACTCGCATAGGTGTGCAGGCCTATGCGGGGATCATAGTAGGTGTCAAAGGGCTTCATGGGGCTATGCTGCTCCCGCGCGGGAAACCGCTCGAAGCGTTCCAGCAGCATCTCGGGCGGCAGATCGCTTTTGTATCGGAAAAATCTCATGGTCTTACTATTGCTGATTGGCCGCTGCCTGTTTGTATTCGAAAATACGATCCGACAGAGCCACGAACTCCTCGATATCCAACCGCTCACCGCGAATATCGGCTCGGTGGCCGCAGGATTCGATGATGGAGGTCAGTACGTCCTTGGGGACATCCCGGAAGCCTGCCGACAGAGCGTTGGGCAGGGTCTTGCGTCTCTGCTCAAAGGCGGCGCGGATGGTGCGGAAAAGGGTGTCCTCATCACGGGGGACGTAGGGCTTTTCTTTGTGGAGCTTGATGCGGACCACGGTGGAGTCCACCTTGGGCGCGGGAATGAAGTTGCCTGCCGAGACCTTGAAGAGCTTTTCGGCCTTGCCGTAGTAGTCTACTACGGCGGTGATGGCTCCGTACTCCTTGCTCCCTGCCTTGGCGCAGAGGCGGTCAGCGACCTCGGACTGGATCATAATCGTGATGTACTCAAAGGGAAGACCGGACTCCAGCAGGGCCATGAGAATGGGGGTGGTGATGTAGTAGGGCAGATTGGCACAGACCGAGACCTTCCCTGCCTCAAAGGCGGGGGCCAGGAGGGCTTTCAGGTCGGTCTTCATAATGTCCCCGTGGATCACCTCCACTACGCCCTCGGGGCAATCCGACAAGGTGAAGCGCAGGACGGGGATAAGGCCATTGTCGATCTCCACAGCCAGGACCTTACTGTAGCGGAAGGCCAGCTCCTGGGTCAGCACGCCGATGCCGGGGCCGATCTCCAGGATGGTAGCATCGGGGGTGTCCGAGCAGGAGTCGGCGATGTCCTCTACCACCGAGATGTTGGTGAGGAAGTTCTGGCCAAACTCTTTGCGGAAGTTGACGTTGTAGATGGACATGATGTCCTTGATGGTACGAATATCGGTTAAATTCATGGGCAATCACCTTTTTCTGTATTCTTTCTCTATTTTACCACACTTTCGGCTGAAAATCAAGACGTGTTTTTGAATCCGGGCGAAAAGTATTATGAAATTCTCAAAAATATTTTTCAAAAACCTCTTGCAAAATCCTGCAGTTTGTGGTATAATATCAATGTTGTGGAAAAAGCAACGCTGATGTGGCTCAGTTGGTAGAGCAGCTGATTCGTAATCAGCAGGTCGCGGGTTCGAGTCCCGCCATCAGCTCCAAAGTAAAAAAGCCCCTCGCGCAAGGAAAAATCACTTTTCCCTTGCGTGAAGGGGCTTTTTTATGCCCTGTTTATCGAACCGAGGTGCGCGAATTTACACCTTGGTTTGCCCTTTTCGCCCTCTTATGCGAAACGTTATGCGAAACGGATACGTCTTTAATACCCCGAGAATTCCATCATTGCCTCCCTCTCACTTGTTGTCAGCCCAAGTCCGCGCACGTAGGCCTCAACCTTCTCCTTCCCGAGCTTGTTCTTATACCCAAGCGCACCCATAATCATATACTTCTGCGCCGCTCTGAGCTTCAGGGAGTCCACGTACTCCTCCACCTTCTTCCGCTTGGAATTAGCGATGGGCTTCCCGTCCTTGCCGACATCAGCCTGCATCTCACCGCAGACCGCCAGCACCACGGCCAGTACCTCGGGATCCACAGCGCGAGACAGCAGGGTGTTGCGATTTTCCAGCTCTACCCCGAGCAGATCCTCAATGGCTCTGTTGTAGTAGATCCCGTAGACCCGCTTGATGGCCTTAGCCTTGGCCTCGTCGGAGGCGTCCGCGTAGTAGGCGAGCCCCACCATCTTCTCCACCGACTTGTTGGCCTCGGAGTATACGGCTCGGAAGGCCCGCTTCTGCTTCTCGGTCAGCTTCACGGTCTCGCCGTCTACCGTCACCGTGTCCCCCACTCCGCGCGGGAGAACATCCATGCCGCCCGACACCAGTCGTTTCATTTCCTGGCGCACAGCCGAGGACGTCACTTCCCCTACGTTCTCGTCCAGCATAACGCCGATCACCGTTTCCAGCCGGCTCTCGTCGCCCTGCTCAATGGCCTTAGCAATGTCGGAACGGTAGGGCTGAACAGAAAAGGCATTATCCTTCTTGTAAGCCGCATCGGGTGCGACCCACCGAAGGAGACCGTCCGCATACTTGTCCACGTTCCGAACAGGGATGCCGGCCACGTTTCCGATGGCGTACAAAGCCTTACGGATCTTCCACGCCGCATTTCTGCCCGTGAATTCGCCGGAAGCAATGTCCCTTGCCATGTCAATGAGATCTTTCACCGAGGACACCATATCGTTGAATGCCGAAATTGACATATCCTCCGTCCCGTAGCCCTGCGTGATGCCGTCGTAAATATCGCGGATAACGGGAAGTCCGCCGAGAATGCTCCCGATGAAGTCTACCACCAAATCATTGACAATTTCCTCCGGCTCCTTGTCCTCGCCCTTCTTCAATGCCCACTGAATGATCTGAGCAATAACAACCATGTAGACAGCCTGAACCGCCATCACAGCCACCGCTCTCACCGTCTTCTTTGCTGCCTTGTTCATCCTCGTCCTATCCACGCCTCTGTTGAAGAACTTGGCTTCAGCCTTCAGTGTAGCCATCTCACCGACACCATCCAGGAAACGCGCCGTCTGCTTCATGCCGTCCGCTGAGAACATGACGAAGGTACGCAGGATGGGATTTTTCGACCGCATGGCCGCCGATTTCTCGGTAGCAAGCGCATTTTGCTGGGTCTCCAGAATGACCCGTTCCAGAAGTTCTCCGGCCGCCTTCTTGTTTTCCTCGGTGCCAATCTCCAACTTCTGATCCTTGGCGACCTGATACTGACAAGCCGTAAAGAGCCGCACCACGACCCGTCGATCCATCCAACCGACGGGCTTGGAAAGGAAATCGTGAGCCCCCTCCAGTTTGTCCAGCACGCCCTGTGCCAAAGCAGCCTCATTGTTCTTGTGCCGGAGCATGGCAAGAGTGGAATACTCGTCCACGTCCCGTCCGATCTTCAGATTCATCCCCTTGACCAGCATTCCGGCGTCGATCACGTTGGCGGCGGCAAAATAGGCGGATATCTGAGACAAAAGAACCTTCAAGTTTCCTGTGATGGCGGCTACGGCTGCGTTTCCGCGAATCTTTTCAAAGGTCTTCGCCCAGTCGCTGGTTTCCTGATCGCTGATTCCCTGCACACCGTTGATATACGATTTCATAAACGCTTCTCTTCCCTTTTTTCCCCCTGGGAAAAACTGGTCAAGCTGGCTGGCAATATTCGTTGGTTTGTTGGGGTTTTCTCTTGTTTCCAATGTCAGAAGCATTTTGTAGGCATCGATCGGCTCGCTGAGAGCAGAGTACATGGCTATGCCGTGAGCATGTCCGCGGATGATCGTATCCAACGGTTCAAACCACAGCTCATGACGATTTCCCTCGGTTCTGTGCTTATTAAAGGATTTCGCATCCACACGGTTGACCTCTGACTCTATGTAACCACGCACGTCCGCCTCTTGAGCGTTATAAGTAGTTTGCGCCGGGAAATACCCGTTTTGCATGACGTTTGAAATACCCAGGCGGCGTATGTCCGTTGCTTCCTTCAGCAAGCCGCATTCATCAAGAACAGCTCCGCAAGCCTTGACAAAATCCTTATCCACCTCCGTGAACTGTTCCCACAATTCAGCAGCCTTGATGTAAGCCATGTTCAAAACCTCAGCACGCACGCGGCCTCTCATAGGCCCGGGATCGGTATAATATGGGTTTTCTCCCAGCATAAACCCTTCGGGTCTCAGCGGAACACCCGTTTTTGGATCCGCATAACCAAAACCGCTGACGGCCAGCATGGCCGCATTTTCGGTGGTGAGCAGAGACATATGGACAGCAGTGGCAATATCTGCGGGCATATCAAAGGCCGTTCCCGTCCCGTCCATATATTTGACTGTCCGTTTTCGCGCATTCTGCAAATACCCCTTATGCTTGATCAATACCTCATCAAGCTTTTTGATGAGTTTATACTCCGTATGCTGTCCGAGAATACCCGCTTTACGGTACATCTCGTGCATTTCCGTTAAGAAGCCATCCTCTTGGTAGCCGTCAAGGTGTCTGAACAGGGATGTCGGCTCGCCAAACTCTGCACCGTATCGGCGGAAAAGGAAATCCGCTGCCTTGCTTTTAAAATTAGCTCTGACCTCGTAAGCAACGCAATGTCGTTTAGCCTCGGGAAGCGCGTCCACCAACTGTCCGTTCTTCCAAAACTTTTGGTAGTTTTCCGAAACCTTCTTTACGTGCCGAAGAATTCGTACAAGCTCGGTCAGCTCGTCAGCGGAAAGAGCACCTTCCCTGTAGCCGATCTCCTGCATACTGTTTACAATGCCGGTATCAAACAGAAAACCCATTTCATTGTTCTCAGCGCCTACCTCCTGATACCATTTCCAAAGGTCGCGAACCGCCCTTCTGGTCGTTTCAACCTTCAACACAAGATTTCCACGATAGGTCATCTTGGCCAGCTTGCCCACGGTACGCTCCAGAATATCGGGCTGTCCCTTTGCTTGGGTGGCATTTCTGAAATGCCCGCTTTTCCAGTCCTTAAAACGGTTCAGCTCGTATTGCAGACTGCGCATAGCCCTGTTCGTGATCCGCCCCTCGCGAACCTCCGTCCGAAGCTGGTTGTTCTTATTTCTGTACCATTCGATCTGTTCTTGACTCGCGTTTTTCATATTGGATATCCGCTTCTGAAAATAGGATTCCTTGCGGTCAAGTCGATCTTCATAGTAACTGTACTGCCTGTCAAGCCGCTTCTGGAAATACTGTTCTTTCTCGTCCAATCGGCTTGCAATAAAATCTCTTTGGGCTTTTAGTCTGCCTTGGAAGTATGTTTCCTTCTTGTCAAGCCGCCCTCTCCAATACTTTTCCTGACTGTCAAGGCGTCCTTGAAAATAACTCTCTTTGTTTTCCAGTCGCTTTATGTAATATTTCTTTTGATTCTCCAACCGCCTGTCCCGCCCGGCTCTCACAGCAGAAATCTGCCTCTCATGCTCCTCCTGCATAGCCGCCTTGGCAGACTTGTGCCCCTTCTCGGCAAAGCCGTCCAGAATCTCCTGCGTGAGCGCATTCACAGCAAGCTCGTATTCCTCGCCCTCCAGCGAGTCCTTCAACAGATAACGCCCGGTGCCGAGCATCTTGTCGTTCGCGTCGTTGAATTGCTCCTCCAGCCAAAGAACAATGTCCAGCGGATTCTCGGGGAGCATGACAAGTCCTACCTTTTCTTCAAGCTCTGCCTTGACCTCCTCGGGAGTCATGCCACGCCCGGCCTCCTTTGCCCGCCAGTATGTAAGCGGATTCTTTCCCTTGCCGTACAGTTTCTTGGCCTCCTCCTCGATGGCAGACAGATCCATAGCAAAACGATACTGCTGCAACGCCATCCGAAGGTCAAGCGCCCTTGCGACCTCCTCATCATCGAGAAGCACCTCCACCCGCGCCTCGGAAATCATACTTTCGGCAATCTTCCGCGCCGCGGTCTCCCGATCGGTGGCGGTGCTGACCGTGTTCAGATCGGCAAAGAGCTGGTCAATGCTTTTTTCCCGTACCTTCTTCAACACCTTGGCGGCATGAAACTCCTTACCGTCAACGCTGTTTTCGGCGGCGATCTCACCAATGACATTGATAACCCCGTCCACGATCTCCATGGCATCCTTGCGAGTATAGACCTTGTTACGGCTCCAATTCGCCAACGCCTTGCGCTGATCACCGCGAAGCTCCAATGTTCGGGGATCCTCGGGGAGTTTGGGCTCCGTCGGGAGGTTGTCAACGGTCCTGGCGACAGCTTTCCCAGACGTTTGGGAATTTGCCTTGCGGGATTTCTTTACTCCTCCATCTCGCTGATTCGAACCGCTTCCTCGATTATCTGGTTTTCCTTCGCTCCCTTGTTTTTCAGCAGATAATCCGCCATTTCCGCTATCATCCAATCCTCGGGAATCAGTAGCATTATGACCTTGACTCCGTCCAAACTTACTTCTAATGCTTTCAAGCAGCCGATAAGCATCTCCTGCGCTTCCGAAAGCTCGTTCGTCATTTTGGAAACTCCTTTCTATTTGTCGTAGATAATTTTGATTATTATCGGTAATCTGGATCTTCTTAATTACACCAAACTTATGTTCTCCAAAGTATTCATAAACATAAAAATTGTTAGCTGTCCGGCCATAATAATACTTTGGGATTTCTTTTCCTTGAGAAACTCTCCATGCAATCAAATTAGCAATATCCGCCGACAATACAGCATATTCTTCCTTAGAAACACGCTTGTACTTAAAATTATACGACTTCTTTACCGCTTTGTCAATAGATTCAGAGTGGTTATTTTCCTCATCCTCCCTCGCCCCAACAATCTTCCCATCTCGATACACAAACCCGCTCTCGGCTACCGCCTCAAGGAACATCCCCTCAGCGGCCTTGATCTCCTCAAATACCTTCTTGGCCTCGGGATCCTTGCGCCGCGCCAGAGCCTCCTTGGCATCCTCGATCCGATGCAGGATCCGCTCCACCACCGATGCGTCGGCATCCAACAGAGCGCGGGCGAAATGCTTGTTCCCCAGCGCCAGCTCGGCCATGATGGAACCGCTCTCGCTGACAAAGGTATCCGCGAATGCTTCCTGCTTGGCGGTCAGCTTCTCCCCCTTCTCCATCTTGCGAAGGATCTTCTCAAACTCGGCGCGGATGTCAGAAGCCTTTCCGTTCAGGTATCCGCGGTTCCCCAGCTCCTTCATCGTCTCGGCGTAGTAGCGGCCGCCGTCGATCTCTCGGAGCTTGGCGGTCATTGCCGCCCAGGCGTCTGTGTTTTCGGTACCGTGGGCAGTCTCGTGTAGGATCGTACCGAACCACGTCTGAACGCCCTTCTTGGCCGTGCCGTCGATTCCATTCTCCAGCACATCCGCGCCCAGCACCACGTACCCCGTCTCGGGATCGTAATAGCCGTTGTCCTCCACCGACTCGGAAGCAATAACAAAATTACCGACCTCGCCCCCGGACAGCTCGCCCAACACGTTCATGACGCGCTTTACCTTCTTCAGATTCTCGCGCCCCGCCTTGGAGAGCGAATCCACGTCGGTGAACTGCGTCCTTCCCTCTCGACCCAGAGCCGCGCTCACCTTCTCTGCGTCAGCATCCATAGAGGCAGTACGGCGGTCGATACGCCCCACAGAGTCCGCAGGAGCGCCGTTCTCATCATCGGCGGCCGCTTGCCCCACCGTCGCCCGACGGTCAAGGGAAGCCGCAAAATCGGCCGTCATGGAGCCATCCTCGCCGAAGCGGTCAGCAAGCCCATAATCCTTTATCAAGGCCGCTCTCTTCTCGGGGGTGGCCTTTTTCAGTACGGTTTCCGCCACGCGCCAGTTCTCCCGCTCGGCCTCTCCGATGGCGGCGTCCGCCTCGTCGGTCAGCCGCAAGTTTGCATCCAGCTTGCGGCGCTTCTCGGCCAGCGTGTCCAACTCCTGCGTGATTTCCTGCATATCCGCCGCCCGTCCCGTGTTTCCCATGGCGTGGCCAATGGTTCCCTGGAAGGCCAGACCGGTCAACGTGCCGTCCCGGCTCGCCTGAAGCACACGACGGTAGAACGCGGGATCGCGGTACTCGGTCAGCGCCTCCCGACCCTTGTAGGTCGTGCGGGTAGCAGGATCCAGCAGCTCGGAGAGTCCCTCCTCGGCGCCCTCCTCCAGCGCCGCCTTGGCCACGCGCCCGATCCCCACAGAAGCCACCGACTTCCGCACTCCGGGAAGCATACCTCCACCCGTGATGAGCTTGGTAGTGCCGCCCAGGGCGTACTCGGTGGCCGCCTCGGTGGCGCCGCGGAGCAGACCGTATGCCTGTCCACCGTAAAAGTCCGCACCGTCCTCGTAGGCCTCCTGAGTTGCCTGTCCCGCAGCACCTGTGGCCATGGTCGCCATAGAAGCCACCTGAGCCGCCTTGGCCGCCGCTGCGGTGGATGCCGCAGTGGTACCCGATGCGGCCGCCGTTCCGCCCACAGCCGCGGGAGCTGCCGCGCCCATGGTAGCAATGCTCACCACTACAGCCGGAAGCATACCACCGATGCCCCGCGCCACGTTGTTGACCATGCCATCGTCCTTGAGGTAGGAATTCTCGCCGCGGTCACTCCCCGTCAGAGCGCGGTGAAGCTTGTTCTGGGTCGCCTCAAAGACGTTCTCGGTCACGTTGTATTGGATTGCCCGCTGCATCAGATTTTTGAACCTTGGGGAGAAAACCCCGCCCACCGAGCCGATGATGCCCAGGCCGAAATCGGCCACGCCCTCCACCGAGGAGATCGCTCCGTTGATCACATTGGTTTCCAGATCCTCAACGGTATCCCAAATCCGTCTAATCACGTTTGTGTCCTTCTCCGGGATAGAGGGATAGGCAGGGGTCTCCCCCTGCCCGCCTACACCGTATAACTCCGCAAGGGAGCGTTTCCCCTCCGCCCGTTCCCGGGCTTGTCGAATACCTTCGTAGGGGTTAATATATGCCATAATTTAGCCTCTTCCTTTCCTCGTTTTTTCGATGTTACCGTTGGCCTGACCTCATCCGACTCCGTTCCCGCTTCGGCGAGCCGGTACCGCCACCGTACCCTCCTGCTGACCACTGCCCGTGTTGCGGGCGTCCCCGTAATACAAATCGTATAGCGAGGCGAATTCGTCCTTGTAGGAATTCGTTCGGGCCTCCACCTCGTAGACCTTACCCTGATGGGACGCGAACAGCCGCCCGTCCAATCCAAACACCTCGCCTGGTCCCGCCTTAGCAGCCTCGGCGCGGATATCCGGATCCGTGACCTCACCGGCGATCTGCACGCGGTGTACGCGGCCGTCCGCTCCCGAGATCTCGAAGTTCCTGCCCGCCTCGAATTTACTGGGAGCCTTGCGGATCTGACCGACTCCCTCGATAAAGCCCATGCGATCCACCGCCGCCTGCTCCCGCTCGTCGCGAATCAGCTCACGATATGCATCGAGAATGTCCGCTGCGTTCCGCTTGCCCGCCTCAGTAAGTCGCCCCTCTTGCTGAGTGTAATAATCGACAATCCGATCGTAGTCCGAGCGAGAGATCTTTTCGTCGTCGCCTACAAACCCTCTCGCGCGACCGTCGATCAGCTTCAGCACATCTATGGACTCTTTCTCGGCCGCAACCATTCGCTCCTCGTCGTAGGCGTCGCGGATGTCAAATTCCTTCTCCCGTCGCTCGGCCTCCCGCTGACTGTCCCGCTCAGCCTTCTGCGCATCCAGCTCGGCAACGTGCCCCGCATAAGCGGCGTTGTTATCGGATACACGTCCCAGGTAAGCATTGAAGGCCGCTGCAGCATCGGTCCGAGATATACCCATGCCCCCGGTTCCTGTGGCAGCCTGGTATTGCGGCAAATATTTGGCCATCAGCTCAGAGCCGATATACTCCTGTCGGTTTGCTTCTCGCCTCTGCACCGCCTGTGCCTTGACAGCGGCCTCGTGGGCGGCAGCATCCCGCTCTGCTTGAGTCCCGTACACCTCCTCTAAGCGAGTCAGATCTCTCTGCTCCCGTTCGTCAATAGTCAAGGGCCTCTTGCTCGTCCCGACCATCGTGTCGGAGTTCGTCTTGATCATGATGTGTATCTCCTTTCGTTATCAAGCTTTTCAGAAATCGCCGCAGATGTCCGACCTTTGCCCGCAACCGCTCGCGAAATTCTCCCGTCATATAGGACACCGCCCCCGTGAAAGAGAAGATGCCAAACACTAAGAACAGGAGCATCTGCGCCAGCCGTCCTAAAAGAACGGGCAGACTGAAATCCACCAGCATATCCATGGAATAGTAGCCGAACACCACCGAGGTGATGATCTTGCTCACCATGCTCCTGGCCGTGGTCTGCTTTTGGTATTCTGCTACTCCTCGGCCAAGATAGAACGGATCACTTCCCCTCCGCCCCTCACCCGTCAGCTCACCGGCAGACAGCTCGGAGAGCTTAAGAAATACTGCCTTGTTGAAGGCCCTCGTCCGAGCCTTGGCGATCCGCTTGTAGACTCGCCACATCCGAAGCCCTCGGGTCTTGATTTCACAAAGTTTCGGCGCCGATACGGTATAATCCAAGGGGATCCCTCCCTCATCGAAGCATTGGCCGTAGGATAGCCCCACGTCGGCCAGTATGCGGGTTCGCTGGAATCGCTTGTTTTTTTCGTTCTGACCTCGGCACCAATCGTTGAGCAGATCCATGCCGTCGATCTCGGACACCTCCCGCACCGCCGTCTCATGCTCTCGCTCCGCTGCGGCCACTCCGGGATCAGATCGCCCCCAGAGAATACCCAGATTGGCGCACATTACCTGGATAGAAATCCCCGCCGCGAAGGCTGTGAAGCCATCAAAAAGAATCGCGTGAGCCGTCTTTCCCGTTTCCTCAATGTTGAGAAACGAGCTCCATACGTAGATAGCGCAGATCAGCGCCACCGAAAGAAATCCCACGTACCGGAACATAAATACCTTTACCTTGTCCCCGATCTCGCTCAAGCCCCGTCACCTCCCAGGTATTCCCGTACCGTCTCAATGGTGGTCCTGCTCGCCCGCACGGCGGCTTCCCTGGCTTCAATCTCGGCACGCACCCTTTTTACGTAGGTCGCCGTCAAAAGCTTGTCCGAGATCCGTCCGCCCAAGTACGCCCCCGTCAACAGGATCAGATCGTTGATCACCGGTGCCAAAAGGACAAGAAGCGCGAACAGAAACCCCGCAATCGCCACGTCGCCGCCAAGCTTCAGCCGACCAAGAATGGACAAAAGCAGCACCGTGCCCACCATGACACCCCCGGCACCAATGGCCACGGCCTGGGCTGGCCGCTCCACCCACAAATCCCACTTGGATGCCGCCACTGCCGAGACCGGCAGAACCGACAGAAGGAACGCCCCGCTCACACTAAGCCGTTTGCGCATCTTCAGCTGCTTCAGCGTCATCTCCGAGAGCTTCTTCACGGCTGTCACCTCCCTCCTCCGAGGATGCTTCCGCTCCCTCCGTCTCCTCCATGATATGGGCGATTCTCGTAGCAGTGCCGTTCTTTACGAGTTCACCCGTGGCCCCAAAGGCTGCCCGGGTGGCTCTCCGCATTCCGTCCACCTTTCCCTCCAATCGTCGCATGGCGCCGCGGTCAGCCGCCAACGATTCCCGATGCTCCCTCGCAAGGGTGTCGAATTCAAGCTTGATCGCCGCCCGCTGCTCCTCGGCGGCCAGTCTCTCCCGCTCCATAAAGGCCTTCATCTGCTTGTTCAGCTCAACGTGGGTGCCGTAGGTCTCCACAGCCTGCCCCGTGGCCGCATCCATCTGACCTTTGGCCGCATCGATGGCCTTAAACTTCTTTTTCAGTGCCAAATATAGCGCGAAGGCCGATGTACCGAATCCCGCCAGCATGGGGATCACCCGGTTCATCAAAACCGCTTCAAGGGCGGAAAGCGTTCCGTCCTCCCCCCAGCAGATCAACGTGTCCACAGCTGCCTCGGCGTGACCCTCCGCCACCAACCAAACCGCTCCCACCAAGGCGCACAGACACAGCGCCACCGTGAGAAGCCCTATTGCTTTTTTCATACCTTGTTATTTTCCTTTCTCCGTAGTCCCGATTCGGAGAACGCCCTCCTTGTCGCATTCGATGCGCTTCGGGTCGCTCCCGTGTATCAAGCCTTTCATGTTTTTGAATGTCTGAATTTTCATGTGCTCTCCTTTTGTTTGTCGCGGGCGATGGCGCCGCTGTCAGCGCCACCGTGTCCCGCTCCGATGAATACCTTTTTCAAGGTGGATCACTCCTCTGCGTTGTTGGTTTCCTCTACGGGCTCGGGGTCGTCAATCTCCCACCAACCCTCCTCGGTGTCGGTGTCCACGCAATGGGTGACGGTCTCGCCGTTGGTGAGAGCCTTGCCCTCGTCAGCGATCAGTCGCGCCATCTCGGTGTACTCGCATTCGGGCTTGATCGGGGAGACTGTTATGCCTCCGTTAGCCCGTTTGTATCTATAAAGTGTGATAGCCTGCATAGCTTAACCTCCCGTATAGTTGTAATGTATCGTAGCGTTAGTTGCATCCCAAGGAGCACCAGGAACTTCACCTTCTGCCCACGGAACATAGATGTCAGTGAGATTACTACAGTGATAAAAAGCGTATGCACCCAATGTGGTTGGTTTGCTATTAAATGTTATGGTTGTCAAACCTTCGCAGTACTGAAACGCACCCTGGCCAACAAATGTCAATGTGCTGGGTAAAGACGTAAACGTGCATAAATAACACATTTCAAACGCAATATTCCCTATTTTGGTTAGCCCTTCGGGTAGTGACGACAACGCCAATTTATAACACTTATCAAATGCGAAGTCTCCGATTTCCGTCACACCATCGGGCAGAGATGTTATCGCTAACGTCACACAATTATCAAATGCTCTACCACCGATTTTCTTCAAATCGGGCGCAATCAATGTTCTTATGGGATGTTGAGAGAAAGCAAACGCATAAGATCTCAACTCCGTCACTCCGGGCAGCGACAACTCTGTAATATTCGTTGCACCAGCTTGAAACAACGATGTCAAAGGAATATCTACAACATTTACATTAACAGAAGAATATCCGTCAGCTTCGTCTGGCGTGTATGCACCATTAGCAGTAGCATCCAAGGTCTCAAATGTAGGATGGTACACCTCAACCCATCCTGTTTCGGATGTGTACTCATATAAGTCCTTAACACCATTATCGTTAGGAGTACCATATACAACACGGACCCCTCCACGAACAGTATACATAGTGGGTGTAGCTGGTGTTTCAATATTTTCTACAGAGTCAACCCATCCGTAATCCGACACACCCCCAAGTAATTCACCCAACTTCATGGCATTTGCAGATGAACCATCTGTGGATGCATATGCGACACCTGTTGATTTTAAAACATAACATGGTATGTATCCAGTCTCGGTGTTCGCTTGTTCCATTACATCGGGCAGTGTGTCAAACACACCTTTCACATTTATTACAAAAGTAGCACCAACCATTGCCGAAAAATCCGCAAGGGACATATTTATATCGGTACTGCCAATTTTAGCAACAATCCAAAAAATAGGTTCTGCCTCTGTGGTCATTCGGTAAATCTTGGTATCATCAATGTTCTCGGTAGGAAGCTCAGGAACGTCGATTACGATGCTATCGCCACCAGAACCGCCGCCGCTCTGCTTGCCCTTCTGGAAGCCGAGTAAAAACGATGTAACATCAAATTCGCAAGGTTTACGGCAGGTGGACTTTACTTCTATCATATCAGTACCTCCTTACCATGTCAAGACGGTTTCGTTTCCGTCATCGTCCGTGATTTTAATGGGGTTCCCGCTCTCGTCAAACTCCATCGTGGTGGTCTTGCTTGTTCCGTCAGCAAAGGTCTCCACAATCTTTCCCTCGGTCTCCAAGGCGCTCAGATCGATTTGGCTCGGTACACCCTCCCACAATGCCCGCACGAACGCCAGGATCATGTCAGGCTGAATGATGATCGTGATCATCATGGGGTACTGCTTCTCTACTAAGTAGGGAGACCATGCGTAGGTGCAGGTGTAGATCCCTTCACCGTTCTCCGAGCCGTGTACCGCCATGGTGACGTTATTAAAGGTCATCCCCAAGTACACGATGTTGACCACGAACTGCACTAAAGCGCCCTTCTGCAGAGCCTCGCGGATGGCCGCAGTGTCCGCCTCCACGCCCACCTGCCCCTCCTCAAGGGGCAAGGCAGGCAGACCCAGCTCGACCAGGTTGAAGGTGGGAATACCGCTGACCGTCTCCGCCTTGGCCTTCTCGATCAGCCTCTTCACCACCGCTAATTCCTGTAGATTCATATCCATACCTCCTTACTCAATCGGCTCGTTGACCGTAATGATCACGTCCGCAGGATCGCCTGTCAGATGTCCGCAGAATCGCATATACGCCACTCCGCTGAAATCAGTAGGCAGATAGTTGTTTGTCGCACCCTCCTTGGAACCGCCTACCGTGTAGTCGATGCTGAAGTCGCTGTCCCCGACTCGCACAACCGCTCCCTCCGCCACGTTGGATGCGAGGATCAAAGCACCGAGCTTGGTCTTGCTCTCGTCTGCGAACCAGGCAGCCGCCGCGTTGGTGGAGCAGGTCACGTCACTCCAAAGGGGATTGAATCCACGGATGCGAATGACATCGCCCGCCTTACAAGGGATGTAGTTGGTTACCGTGCCACCCGCAAGCGTAGCCGGAGAAGAGCCGCTCTGACTCAATCGGGAATCGGAAAGCCAATCGGAGCTGGCGGGATCCGCCAGGTTGGTGTAGGTGGGTTGGCCTCCCTCGGCCATCTCTCCCATGGAAATCTCCCGGTCCTCACCCGCTCCGATCTTGGTGCAGTAGATGGTACCGTTGTCCATGTCCACGGTCACAATGTCAAAGGAATGCTCCGTAGCCGTACCTGCGACCCGCTCCGCCTCAAGAGCAACCTCTGTGGGAGAGTCCGTCCCTTGGTTCTCGCTGAACGCATCGCATCGGTGCAGGATCACCGGGAATCGAAGCACCTGGTCATCGTTGACGGTCTCCCCTGCGAAAAACACCTTGTCAACGTGGTAGTGGCCACCGTGGTAAGCCACAAGAGTGCCTTGCGCCTCTGTAAAGTCCGCCTCCAGCCGTGCGTAGCGGATGTCGGCCACGTCCCCATAGGAGATCGTCACCTTACTGCGCGAGGCGTAGGCGTTAAGCAGCTCGACCATCTGCTTGGCATCTCGGAACTGGTCGCGGATATCTGTCTCTGCCACACCGTCCCCGAATCGGTCTACCACCCAAACGGGAGGAACGTGGGAGGCAATAACGACTCTCCACCGTTCGTTGGGAATGGTGAGCAGACACCAGTAGACGAGTTCGTACTGCTCCTGAGTGTAGCAGAAGGTGCTCATATAGCTCGTCTCGTCACTCCCTTCGGGTCTCGCGCACGTGTTCAGCATGATGAATCTCGTGCAAGATGCGTTGTCATCCACCGCGTAACCCGCTCCGCCCTCGGACCAGCACATCGGATGCTTGACCCGCATACCCTTGTACACGTTCACCAAAGCCTCATCGAAGGGGTAGTAGTTCGCCTGGCCGTTGTGGAAGTAGCCGTCGTGGTTGCCCTGGGTATTGAGCAGACGGTCGCGGATGGGTTCCATCAGGCCCCAAAATGCGTTGAACTGCGCATTGCAGGTCTCCTTGTCGGGGATGGTCCCGCGCGACACCACGTCACCCAGGCTCAAAACGAAGCCTACCTCGCAGGCATCCGCGATTTTCTTGGCAAGATGCCCCGTGTAAAGCCCCCTCTGACCATCGATGTGCGTGTCCGTAACCACGGCATAGGAGAATCGGTTCTGACCGATACCCTTCTGAAGTTTCGTGATTTCTTCGATCCTTTCCTCTGTATGCTCGATCCAGTATCCGGGCAGATCCTCCTCCCGGTCGATCTCCGTCCCGCCAAAGATCCCGATAAGATGCACGGTACCGGCCGGTGCTTCGACCTCACCCTCATCAGAAACGGATCTTCCGTGCAGCCTGGCATATCCAAGGGAAATGTCTGCCTTCGGAAACTTCTCCGCCGTGAGGTCCTTCCCCTTCGCGCGGATCCTCGCCGCCTCGGCTACCATCCGGGATTCCTCGTCCAATGGATAGACCAACGTCGTTGTGTTGTCACCCCCGAAAGATCCGCTAAGCTCCGCCCGGTACAGGCCCTCCGTGAGTGTCCAGGATTTCGCAGAAATCACAACTGTTCCCAACTCAGCAGATCTCTCCGAAAGCTCCGTCAGATCATTCTCCAGATCCTGCACGGCCTTTTTGAGACCGCCGGTCTTCTGCTCGTCTCCGTTCATGTCCGTTATAAGGCCGTCAACATATTCCCCCAAAAGCTCCAGCATTTCACAGGCCTCCACTGCGACGCGGTCGAGCTCGTCAGCGAGGCTTCCCTTCCCGTTTTCGGAGATAATGGCTCGAAAGAATGCCTCGCGGATCTCATGGGGCTTCATGCCCATAGCGCTGGGACGGTCGGGAAGAACGGCCGCCGTATTGCGCCGAATGGCCTCACGCACGCGCGGGTCGATTTTGTGAATGGTGTATTTGCTCATATCAGAGCCCTCCTCGTATATTTCCGGTCAGCTTGTAGCGGGCCGTTATGCTGTCCACTCTGCAATCGGAGGCTTCCTCGGACCGCCAGCGGAATTGTATGTAATTGACCCCCCGCTCCAGCACCCGGGTCGTCCAGGATGCCGCGAACGCGGAGAAGGAAAATTCTCGGAAATCCAGCGCCGTCAAATCCAAACCACCCATGCCGCCGGTCTCTGCTGCCTGCTTGGATACCGCCCTTGTGTCGTACCCAAAGGATACGCGGCCGCCGCATCCCGGCTCAGTGGCTACCGTCATTCTGGTCAACGTTTTGCGGCAAGTGTTGTCACCCAGATCTAAAACGGGGGTGTACCACTCGGCCGTCACCGTGTCAACGTGAATGATACGCCCGTACAGATCGTTGAGGATACCAAGCCCGTATGAAATCATGGTTAGGGGCGTTCCCTCCTCATAGAGAGATACCCGTACCCGACCGCCGATCCCATCCTCCTCGTCCGGAATCCGCTCCACCACGTACAGTTGCCGCCCTTCCAGCTTAATGCCTAAAGTAAATCCGCCCTCGGAAATCTCCACCGCTTGCCCGTCTTTATCCAAAAGCGCAAAGGTTCCCCAGCCTCGGTCGATCTCCCCCACGGTGTAAGGTGTGTAGACGGCGAGGCCACTTTGCCCCACTTCGTCGGCATAGACCGTGATCCCGTCACGAACCTCTAAAACGCTGTCGGGATCGTTCAGCACGATTCGATTGGAGACGACCGTATACTCGTTGGGACTCAGCCAGAGAGCATATCCGTTCGCGTGACCCGTATTTTCCATCAGGAACAGACGATCTCCCACTCGTATGCGAGAAAAGGCCTCATCGGAAACAATCAGCCGCGTCATATCCTCCACGTCGTGAATAACCGTAGTCGGGAGCATACTCTCCCAGGTTATGTCTCGGAATGTGTCTGTGCGATCTCCCTCCTCGGCACCGACGCGGCAAATGCGGCCGTCGTCGGTGCCGAACCATAAGCACCCCTCCGCTACACACATCACCTTTGCAGGCAAATTGTCTAAAATCCACCATTCGTATTGATGTTCGGAAGAGCTTTCTGCGGTCTGGCAGGTATACCCCGCGTCTGCCACGTAGCAGGTCCCGTCCACCGCCAGCCAGTATTGATTTCGCCATACCGCCCCGCAGGCCGTCGAGAGATTCCCGGTAACTAACTTAGCGCGAATATTCCGTGATCTCTCCACCGCGTACCGATCCGTCGTCTCCACGTTGGTCTTGTAAGTTATTCCAAATACTCCGTTACGGGACAGGATCAACGGATCACCGTAAAAATCCGCCGAGGCATGTCTGGAGATCATCCCCTCCCCTGCATTGCCCGCATCCGTGAATAGCTTGAAGCGCATGGATTCCACATTTCCGCTCTCGCCGTATACCGGCTCGTCCTCCGCGGTTTGGTAGTAGATCACCGGTTCCCCTCGCCCATCTTCCTTGAATACCGCCAGAACGCCGTCCGAAATACGGGAGAATCCCACTATAGCCGCCTGCTCCGTGCCAACAGCGTTCCAACCGTTGTCCGGGAAGTAGGTTGGATCCTGCCAATAGGAATAAAACTCGTAGTTTGGATAATCGGGGTTGCCCGAGAGGAACAGACGATTGGCGTTGCCGCCGCCCCCGAATATCACACCGAACCGGCAGCCTCCGATTTTGGCCGCCTCGGTCGCCGCATCCGCTCCCGATGCCTTAAATGTTACCGTGATATTGTCCCGTCCCTCCAGTGGAGGCGGGCAATCCTTGGTAATCCGCAGACAGGCCGTCTTGCGGCTTTCGCCCACGCTCACGCTTGATATAAAACTGCCCGCGACCTCCCCCGCTTCATCCTTTACCGTTGCCAACCCGACGAGACTGCCCGCGACGGCCACTATGCTCCAGGTCTCCTCCCTCACGCCTCCGCTCCCATCAGCCAGCTCTACGCGGATTTGCACGTCAGAGAGATCGGCGCACTCTCCGTCAAGCTTAAAGAGCAGATCATTACCTCCGTGCCTCCGACCCATGCATGTATTGATGCGGCGGGAGGACAGGAGGTTGACGGCGTCAAAACTCCGACGGGTATCCTTAAGAGCCGCACCGTCCTCGCCAACGTCAGGGTTGATGGCCATAGTGGTACGGGGCACATAAGTGTCCCGATCATCCGCCACGGAGCGCAGTTCAAAGCTCTGTCCCCCATTCCACGTGCCAAAAACCAGGTATTCGCCGTGTCCTACCAGGTAAAGCCGCTTGCCGTAAGCAAAGGCATCAGAGATTTCCTTCCCCATCCCCTCGGCACGGATTACACCAAATCTCCCCCCGTTTCGGGATACGTATAGCCGTTCTCCGGCATGAACGATCATAAACCGATTCTCGACACCGCCTTCGCTCCATACGAACCACCACATGCCCCGCACGGGTAGGGGCACGTTTTGCCCGGTAGCGGAGTCATACTCGCTCAGGATAGCCTCTTGCCTCCACCCCCTTCGCTTAACGTTGCGGCCACTCTCGGGAACCAGATTGCGAGCCCTTACCGCCCTGCGCGAATCAACCCGTAGTGGGGAGGACGTCAGATCCACCCCGCGGAAATTTTCCAGGACTACCGACCGCTCCGGCCGCTGTCCCACGTTCTCTCGTACTCGTATCATGCATCCTCCTAAAAGTCGTAAATCATCCTTACAGCTGTTTGCCAGCTCCCGATGGTCGGCTTTACCTGAGCCACCACCTGCTCGTAAATGTTTCGAGCCTCGGATGCCTCGTGGGGCTCCTCTTGACGGTACAGTTCACTCTTGATAAAATAGGGTACCGCCACCGCCAGGGTCGGGGGTAAGGGTGTTTCCCCGTCAAGCTCCGTAAACTCATCCACGCAGGGGAGAATCGGATCGTAGTAAATGGCATAGCCCCGTCCAATGGGCAAATATAGCTCGTCTCCTTCCACGTAGTAATCCTCCCCTGCCTCCAGCTCCACCCGGTCGGTCATACTCCGAACCCACACGATCCGGAGTATTTCCCCGCAATCCGGAATACGGTCGCGTAGCTCCAGAAGGCAAAACCCCTCCCCGGCGCCCACGCACTCATCTGCATCAACCCGCTCCACGCGGTACGGGATCACTCCCTTAGAGGACAGATCCGCAAAGCACCGACTCACGGAGCCCGGCATAGATAACAGATAATCGCGGTAGTTAGGATTGTTGTAAAGCTCGGAAATTCCCTCTGCGGTCGCGGCAAAATCATCCGTTCCCGATGCGAACATCAACCGCAGGGACTCTGCATAGATTTGCGCGTATGTCATGCGCTGTCTCCTTTCGCAAAGCCCCCTACACAAAGCGCGTAGGGGGCAGTTGGTTATTATAACTCCGGCCAAGGCCGCAGTCTCCGCCATTACGCCATCTCTACCGGAACAAAGAAGCCTTCCTTTTCGCGGATGATCTTGGCGTCGTACAGGTGCAGACCCTTGACGGCGTCGGCGAATTTCTTTTCAGGGCGGTACGCCTCGACCTTGGTCAGCGCGTCGGCCATGCCGATGTAGCGGGGAGTGCGGATGCAGAGGTGATACTGACCGCTGGCGGGCTTATGACAGTTGGTGGACTGCACCACCGACACACGGTTGTAGCGGCCCACGCGACCGGTGCTCATCATCTCGGAGTTGTCGGTATCCAGCTCGCGGTACTCCTGCTTCATCAGCTTGTAGAACTTGGGAGGCACAATGATCTCCAGCTTCGCGGACTGAGGCACATTGTTGTCGGACAGCGCCTCCACCAGATCGTCGATGAGATCCAGAGGATTCTTCTGGGTGGAGGAGGACTCGCCGCGGGCGATCTTGATGGCAGTTTCCGAAAACAGAGGCGACTTGCCGTTGTGCATGTTTTTGGTGCCCAACTTGGCGATGTACTGGTCCAGGTCGTCGGCCAGCACCATGGGCACGTTCTCCTTGGCGAGGGTCATGAGGCTGCCCTCGGCGATCTTGGCATCGATGTCGCCCACGAGGAAGTTGAGGGTACGGATCTGACGGATCTCCAGATCAAGGGATCCCGTTTCGAGGATCTCGGGCTCGTCGATATCGTTGTTTCGGTTATCGTATTCGACCACATGGACGGTAGGATCGCCCATAGAACGGAAGGTGATCTTATCACCCGCCTCGGTGATCTTACCGGTGTACTCGTTGTGGCAGCCCTTGGCCCACACGGTGTTAGCGCGGAGAGCCTTCAGGATGGTCGCAGAAAATACCGAAGGCACAAACTTTTCGTAACTCATTTTTCAGTTTCCTTTCATGTTGTTGTGATGTTTACCATTTTTTCATGGATTCCCAGATGGCGTCCATGTTGCGGTCTCTCTCCGCATCGGACATGGCCTCCACCTGCGCCTTGGTGAAGAACGTCTCCCCCGCAGGCGCAGCATCCCCC